GAGAACTACAAATCAAAAAGGGTATCTTCTAAAGCGAGTGAGGTTGTAGATAGTCAGAAGATAAAATACGACCCAGACGGTGAGAACTTAGATATTGAAATCAAAGACTTGCTGTTTTTCTATGACCTACCGAATATGCTTAACCGTAACTTCTACGAAACAAGGTCTAGGCTTGACGGTTTAAAACAAACTTTAATAAACACCAACGACTCTCTAATAGCGAAGAATATAATTCTAAAGACTAACGGTAAAGAGTTGATTAGCGGAGGTAACAACGAGAATTTTCCTTTGGCTGGAGAAGACAAAGATAACGCAGAAAGTTTATTACAAAATAACTACGGTTTAGGATGGTTCCGAAAAAGAGGAATTGTAACTAAAGCGTCGGTAAATTATCAGTCCCTGCATGTAGCGTTGAGAGATTTAGGTCTTGACGAATCGGTGAAAGTCGATGGTAACTTAATCTACACAGCCTTACATATCCCTAAAGATATTATTTCACTTGAGGCTAAAAAAACCACCTACGAAAACGGAAAGCAATCGATGGTTTCTTATATTCAAAACGAAATGCAGTCTAGTATTGACGCTTTCACCGATGTAATGAATCAACTATTAATAGGTACTAATCTAAAGTTAGTTGGTACTTACGAGCATTTACCTATTATGCAATTCATACTAATCGAAAGGTATGAGGGTATAAGTAAGAAAGCAAAAGCATTAAACGACTTGCTAATAACGGGAATACCTAAAGAGGTTGCCCTTGAAATGTGTGGGTTTGACAAAACTCTTGAATTAGAAGAGATACAGATTATTACAACTAACGGAAATCCAAATCCAAATATAGATGGAAACAAAGCGGAAGAAACCGAGTAAGGCTGAAATAAAACAAGTCGTAAAGAATCGGCAGAAAGAGTTTAAAGACAAAAAACTTATAAAAAAATAGTTATGAAGTTAGATATCCCAAATTTCGAGACAAAAAAAGAATTGTTCGCATTTCTTGTCGATAAAAAAGAGACGTTAATTGCTCAGAAAAAATCAGTAGTTAAGTTTGCTGACGGAATTGGGCATACCTCAATCGAAGGTTCTTCTGAGCGAGGCGAGGCTATAAAAGCAGCGGCTGGATTAGCAGCCGATTCAATCCAAGTAAAGGCGGTTATCAATACGACTAACATACTAGACTCTCACGGTGACGTTCATATCCCAGGACTATGGAATAAGTCTCTCAAGGAGAATAAAAGGATTATGCATATCCAAGAACATCAATCGGGTTCTTTTGATAAAATCATTGCTAGTGGTGATGATTTAAAAGCAACCGTAAAAACTGTAACTTGGAAAGAGTTAGGGTTAAATGCGGTAGGTTCTACTCAAGCGTTGATTTTTGACTCTACCGTGAAAGCGAGTAGAAACAAATATATGTTCGACCAATACAAAGAAGGGTTTGTAAATAACCATTCAGTAGGTATGAGATACGTAAAAATGGAACTCGCAATCAATGACTCTGACTACGAAAAAGAAAAAGATTTCTGGGATAAATACATTTCGCAGGTAATAAACACCGAAGATGCCGAAAAATTAGGTTACTTTTGGATTGTCACAGAGGCAAAAGTGATTGAAGGTTCAGCAGTCCCGATGGGAAGTAACCCGATAACACCAACAATGAACATTAAAAATGAGCCGTCCGTCCTTGATATGATTGGAAAAATGGGCACTCAGAGTAAGAAAGCCGCAGATAGCACTTTCAATATAATGGATGCGATTAAAGAAAAGAAAATTAATTTAAAAAATTCGTAAGATGAACGAAACTGAATTTAATGCACTTATGTTGAAGATAGAGTCTTCTATTGGTGCTACGATGGACACGAAATTAAAGGAAGGGTTTAAAAGCCTTGACCCGCAAATTTTGAAAGCCATTACCGATAACTCCTTAGAGTTACGAAACACTGTCGAAAAACTTGAAGGGTCGAATACCAAATTGGTAGATGCTCAGAAAGAACAATCGGGAGTAATCGAAGGTTTGCAGGAGCAAATCAAAAAAGCAAACAAAACTGCTCACTTATCAGTAAGAGAGCAAGTAAAAAACTTGTTGACTGAAAATAAAGATGCGTTAGTTGCTATGAAAAACGGAGATAGCAAGTCTAATATCCGTATGACAATGAAAGCTGTCGGAAATATGACTATTGGCGGAAACGTTACAGGTCAGATTCCTCAAGCAGACCGCGAGGGTGGTATCACTCGTATTGTACGAAGACAACCATTTATTTTGGAGTTGGTGAACGTAGGTTCAATTACCTCTAACTTATGGGAGTGGGTTCAACAGGTGAACGCAGAAGGAGCACCAGCAATGACTGGGGAAGGTTTAGCGAAAGCACAAATCGACTTCGATTTAGTTCTTGCATCCGCTGCGGTTCGTAAAGTTACGGCTTACATCAAGGTTTCTAAGGAAATGCTAGATGATGTACCTTTAATGGAGTCTGAGATTAATCAAGAATTATCTGAGAGAATCAGATTAACGATTGACACCCAATTATTGAGTGGTGACGGTTTAGGTCAAAACTTAGTAGGTATCTTAGAGAACGCTACACCGTTCGCTGCAGGTTCATTCGCTTTAGCGGTTGACGAAGCAAACAACGCAGATGTATTGAGAGTTGCAATCAATCAGATTCAAATCGCTCAATTCCAACCTAACTACATTGTAATGCATCCGTCAGACGTTGCAGCAATGGATTTAGCGAAAGCAAGTGACGGTCACTATATTATGCCTCCGTTCTCAACGAACGCGAATACGGTAGTAAAAGGTATTCCGATTATTGCAAACACTGGAATGACTGAGGGAGATTACTTAGTTGGAGACTTTACTAAAGCAGGAGTTAGATTCCGCGAAGGTTTAGTATTCGATGTAGGGTATGAAAACGACGATTTCACGAAAAACTTCGTTACAATCTTGGCTGAGGCTAGATTGGTACAGAGAGTTAAGTCTAACCATTACCCTGCCTTTGTTACTGGTGATTTCACCGTAGATAAAGCAGCGTTAGAAACTGTATAGTATTATGGGATATTTTAAAGAAAATACCGTTGAAGTAAAATTCAACGGTAAAACCAAAAGAGTATCAAAGGACGTAGCAGCCGCATTGAAAAAGGCTGGAAAGTTAGATGGTTCTAAAAAAGCGAAAACCGATAAGTAATGAGTAATATAATTGACGTAACGTATTTTGAAAAAGGGAGTTTATACATTCCTAATAACAAAGATATCAATGCTGCTCCAGCAGGTTCTCCAACGAACGATACGGAGTTAGATTTTTTTATCACAGAGTACGAGCGTGAATTATTACTAAATGCTTTAGGTATAGTTTTATACGAAGAATTACAAACAGCCCTTAACGACTTACCAGGTGCCGACCAGAAATGGAGAGACTTGGTTGATGGTTTAACCTATACAAATCCTTCGGGCGTTTCCAAACGCTGGGAGGGTTTAAAAGGTTTTAACAAACAAGGGGTTATTTCTTTTTTCGTATTCACGGAATACATTAGGAATTATAACGAAACATTCGCAACTACTGGGGTCGTTCGTAACGACTCAAAGAACGCTACAAATTACGACGCTACGCCAAAATACATTAAAGCGTACAACGGTTTTTTGAAGCAGTATCAATCAGATAATACCGCGACACCTTCGGCTTACGTCAACGGTTTCGGTGGTAAAGGTTTGGACTGGTACGGTTCAGAAAGTTCAACTGTTTCACTATATCAATTCTTAGTAGATTCTAATGAATTAGACGATACAGCGTTTCCCGATTTTGAGTTTAAGTTTTACGCAACACAAAATTCATTTGGAATATGATTGTAGTCGAACATTTTATAAGAGCGATTGTAGAGACGATTCCTGCTATTCAAATCAACCCTACGTTACTTGCTAACGCAAAGTTTCACTGGGGCGACGAGGATGAGTTAAATCGATACGTACAATTAAAAAAAGAAGGCTCTTATCCTTTAATTTGGTTACTACCGTCACCCGACAATTACGAAGGTGCTAGTGGTCAAGAAATAGTTAAGGAATGTTCGTTTATAATTGCAACGAGAGAAACTAGACAAGACCTGTTCAACGACGAAAGATACGTTACTTCTTTCGATTTAGTTTTACAGCCTTTGACGGAGAATCTTATCCACGGACTCACGACCTCTAACATTACCGAGAGAATTGGTAATACTTGGGAAATTATGAAGTTTCCTAATTACTCAGCAGCGAGTGAGAAAAATGGTACGATTGATATTTGGGACGCGATAGGTCTTACGATTAACGTAAGGTTTAAATCGAATTTACAATGCTTAAAACCTATAAGTTATGGCAGTTAAAAGAAAAACAAAAAAGAAAGTTGCGGTTGCAAAGATTCAATTTACTCATAGAAGTGTACTCTACAAGTTAGATAGCAAATTCAAAGGTACGGAGAACGAGACAATCGCTTTAATCAATAAAAATTTACTAAGATGGCAGTAATAAACACAATAGCCTCAAAATCTGCGGGTTGCGGAGGCGAAACGATAAACACAGGAGATTTAGGCTGTGACATTGAGTTTGGTTTAGTTGTTCACG